GAGTCCTCCTTGAAGATGAAGTCCAAGTTCAAGGCCTTGTCCGTGATCATGGAGGTCAACAAGGTGCTGTCCAACTCCATCCCCAAGGAGATCATGGTCTGGAACGTCCTGTTGAACCTCGAGTTCATGTCCTCCATGTCGGTGGTCATGATGTAGCAGGGGTTGATCCTCTCCCCCATCATGTGGGTCAGGTTCTCCATGTCGTTCCCCTTGTCGATGAAGGAGCACATCACCTTGGTGGAGTTGTTGATCAGGGACGACAAGAAGTCCTCTATGTAGTCGACGAAGGCGAGGTAGGGGTACTTGGAGAACGAGAACACCTTCGCGACCTCCATCGTGGAGTTCTCGATCAACTTCAGGACGTCCATGTTGATCGACTTGCAGATGTCCTCCAGCGCCTTGAAGACCCTGGACTTCCTGGCCCCCTCCTCCAACCTGATCAAGCTGAGGACCTCCTTCTTGGTCGCCTTCACGGACGTCCTGATGGAGGTGAAGGTGATCTTCCTCCTCCTGTTGTGCCTCAAGGACCTGGACACCACCATGTTCTTCATCTCGAAGGCGGCCCTGGTGGTCAAGGACATGATCTTGGACTCGTTGACCATGATGTTGAGGGAGGAGTTCTCCTCCGACTTCATCATGATGAAGGAGACGAACTCCATCAACGACATCTCCAAGTCCTTGGAGGGCTTGACGATCAACCTGTTCGAGCAGGCCTGCATGGCCCTCACCACGGAGTGCATGTGGAAGGAGTCCGTGAAGGAGTAGTTCCTCCTCATCCCGATGAAGTACGACATGACCCTCATGTCCTCCGCCAAGGGGTCCAGCTCCAGCTCGGTCGGGAACAACCAGTTGTCGTTCATCCTCTGCAACACGTTCTCGATGGTGTCCTCCCTGGAGCCGAAGAACTCCGAGATCATGTTCTTCATCCTCTTGTCGGTCCTGTAGGGGAGGATCACCCTGTACTGGGAGGTCAAGGACTCGATGACCCCGTTGTCGGTGAAGTCCGTGATCTCCTCCTTCACGGAGGTGTAGAGGGCCTTGTAGAAGTGGTTCAAGTTGTCGGAGTTCTCGGGGTCGAACATCAAGAAGTCGGGCCCGTACAAGACCTGCGACATGATGTGCCTCCTGGACAAGTAGCCCAAGTGGTAGGGGAGGAAGTCCTCGCTGCAGTCCAACATCTCCATTATGGACTCCTTGATGACCTTGTCGATGCAGAAGAGCTTGATGAGCTTCATCCTCATCAAGTCGAACATGACCGACAGCGAGGTCAACATCATGCCGTTCCTGAAGGCCCTGGACATGTTGGAGATGGTGTCGATGACCGCCTGGGAGGGGGAGGTCATGTCCACGATCTCCGTCGCCGTGAACACGTCCTTGATGACCGCCATCAGCCCCCTCTTCCCGGTCGTGAAGTACGAGTTGAACTCGTTGATGATCACCTGCAAGGCGGACTTCTTCCAGTTGATGTGGATGTCCATCAACCTCCCGACCGCCGCGAAGATGGTCATTATGACCGTGATCGTGCTCAGCAAGACCTCCTTCTTGATGAACGAGATGGACATGAACTTGGTCAAGTCGTCCGAGCTCAGCAGGGTCTTGGACACCACCTCCACCGCCATGTTCTTCGTGATGTCCTTGATGAGCCTGTCCACCAAGTCGTCCTTGGCGGCCGCGAACAACGACGAGAACTTGTGCAACATCCCCTGCCCCATGGACGAGACGATGATGATCATCCAGGTGTTCATCTGCGCCACCTTCCTCAACCACTCCAAGTCCTCGTTGGACTCCTCCTCCCCGGCCGGCTTCTTCTCC